AGAAAATACCAACGGTCTGGTTTAGACTGCTGCCAGTAGAGACGGAAGCCCTTTGGAGGCGACCACGGGAGAGAACAACGAAATCGCCATAAAAAATATCAGTTGCGTATCCGTAAATGATGGGGTACATGCGAGTACTGCCAGCAAAAACTTGACCGCCTAATAGATTTATTGGCTTTAGCCCGTAAGGGGCTGAGACAACAGGATAAGCCATTTAAGACTCCTTTAAATTAGGTTCCTTTACCAAAACTTGCCGAGGATTTACTCTCTTTGAAGATAGGCATCCTTGGGTCGCTTTGACGCATTAAGTTATTGTCCACAGCCTCCGTCTGTTGCTTCGTCAAGTCATCGTAGTATTTCGCACGTTGCTCAACGAATTCTTCTGGAGTCTTGCAAAGCAATAACCCACCAATCTCAATATTGCCGTTAAAGCGACTATTGGGGTCGATTAGCAGTTTAAACTTCGGTTGCTCTTCAATTTTCACTGGTTCATAACCTTCCCGCATTGCTTTGGAAATATTACGTGGGTCAGCGTTGTTCAAAAGAGAAACACGAATCCATCTGTACTTGTAGCCGACTTCCTTGTCAGGTTCTGGCAAGAGTTCGGGAGGCATCCACTGCTTGGGGCGCTCCGTCAATACACGGTCTTCAAGTTCACGGGGTTTTCTGTTGGTCGCCATATTAAGACTCCATTTTTAGCACTGCTTGTGCATATTGTTCAGGGGAAAGTCCAAGTTTCTTAGAGATAGCCAATTGAGATTGGGTCAATCTTATTTTCTTGGGGGCTGTGCTACGAGTCGCTGGTGCAACGTTCGTGCTTGGTCTTGTACGAGGTGACTCGTTTTGATTTTGTCTGTCGGTCTCAAATTTCTCTGGGAACCGTTGACGCATCGTTTCATCAATACGCCTGTAGTATTCTTGTGATGATAACACCACGCCTTCGTCTTTAAGTTGTTCATGTAAGGCTAACGCCATTCCAGTCATCAACTTATCCTGACCGAACCAGCCGTTCTCTTGTTGCCAAGCAACAGCGCTGGGGTCAGCACGAGGTGTTACCGCCTCTTGCCTAGTTTGTACTACAGGAGTTTCGATTTGTAAAGGGCTTGGCTTAAAGTTTTTAACTTTTTCTTGCCTTAACGCCACATCTGTGAGTTTTTGCTGGGCTTCAAGCATTTTTTCCGTATCGCCAGACTCGTAAGCCTCTCGATAGGAGCGCTTTGCTTGCTCCATTTCCATCTCAACGTTCTTGGAAACGCTTTGCAAAATGCTCTTTTCGTTCTCATTGAGGTGACTTTTGAGTCGTTTATTCTCTTCAATCACCTGTTGAGCCAGAGCAATAGCCTCTTGCTGTTCCCTATACGCCTGTTCTTTCTCACGTCTTTCATCGTGAGCCAACTTTTTCATCTGCAAAAGTTTCTTTTTAACTTTTGAAGAGTAGTCGGTGAGTTCATCCTCGTAGAGTTCTTCCTTTACATTCTCAGGAAGAGGGTCTACTCGGTCTTGTTCTGGTCTGTCGTCCTCGATTTCTATCTCGATTTTGACATCGTCCTTTTCTTCTCCTTCTCTGGCGACAATTTCTGTCCCCTCGTCAGGAAATTTAAAACCGGGTTTTTCAAATTCTGCCATTTGTACGCTCCTTATTTGCGTTTGATTCCTCTAGGGTCATCTACCACGCCTTCAACCGAGTCGTCATTAATCATGCGGAAGTCTTTGCCATGAATGACAAGACGTGAGCCTGAGTTTGGACGTACAAGGACAAAGTCGCCCTTCTTACACCACGCTCCAGAGGGGAAACGGGTGGTGTCTTTGTAGCAATCTGGACCTAAATCCACCACAAAGAGAACGGTAGTAAGCATTTCTTCGTATCGAAGGGTCTCTTGGGTTTTAATTAAACCAATATCTGAGCCATCGATTTCTTCTTCAGCCTCTGGAATAGCACAAAGGATGTGATATCCGCTGGGTTTTGGAAGTTGTTTTGCTTTTTCTTCAACAGTTTTGTTGATTGAACCAATGATTACGGGGTTGTCTGGATTGGTAGCCAGTAGGATTTCAGTCGTCATCAGACTCCTCAAGGTTTTTTTGTAGGTCTTGAATGTTTAAACGGGCGGTGAGAAGACCTTTTATCTCTCCGACCATTGCTTTGTACTCCACGTAGTCCTTGGCGCTTCCGCTACCCAAGGCTTCTTGAAGTTGTGCCACTTTGTCATCTATCTTTTCAGACAGAAGTTTTAGGATTTTGTCGTTCATGTGTTGCCTTTAATTCGGGCATTTTCTTTGGCTACGTCTACTCCAAGACGTAGTTTTTCTAAAGCCATCTTCTCTTGGCTCTCAATAGCATGGCGTTCCGCCTCTGCTTGGATTTTCATTTGCTCCAGTTCAGCCTGTTGCTGAATACGCATGCGCTCGATGTCTTGCTGACCCATCTTTGCTTGCATATCGGCTTGGTCTTTTTGGGCTTTGCGCTGGGCATCTTGTTGTTTGATTTGCACTTCTGCCTGTTGCAACTGAATAAGCGGGTCTTGCTGTTGCTCTTGAGCCTTCTGCTGTGCCGCCTCGCCCTTGTGGATTTCCAACAACTGCTGACTTGCGGTGGCAACCAAACGAGAGAGTTCAACTTCGACAGAGGCTGGCAATGATTTGTCTGGCTCTGGCATCGTAACGCCCAGTTGTTTTTCGATTTGGGAACGGTATTGGAATCCCAAGTGTTCTGCCATATGCGCTTGAAGAGCCGCCATGATTTGGTTGGCTTGTGGGTTTTGTCCCAGAGTCTTCATTACCACGGGGTCGGTCATAAATGCTTGATGCGCTGCAATGTGGGCATCGTGGTCTTGGTAGATAAACGCCTTCATTGGTTTGCCGTTGACTGCATTCATGTTTTCGCTGATTGGGTCTAGAGGCTGGGCATCATCGTCAAGTTTGACCAACTTCTCTGCGTTCTTAATACCCAGAACATCTAGCATTTGGCGGTGCAGATAGGCTAGGTCGTAGAGTTGAGGCGCTGTTTGCGCCAGTTGGATAACCGCCTGATACTGAACAACCTTCTGCGATAACGTAGCAGCGTTCGGGTCTGACACGGGAATAACATCCACCATGTCGTAATCGGACTTCTTAGCCTGTCTATCGCCCTGCGTAGGTTCATATGGATACTCCTCTGGTGTGTAGTCACGAATAATGTCTTTGAGGAGTCGCAACTCTTGCTTCAAAGAGTAATGGATACGGGCTTGTACCGCACTCATTACTTTCATGGTTCGCTCTAGGATTGCCAGAGTTGTACCCACTGGAGAGTTAGCCGACATGTCTGAGACTTGGATGTCAGCCGCTCCTGCGAATCTACGCCCCTCTTCCACGATTTGGTTGAGCAAGGACATCAAGACTTGGCTTGGCTCCTTGTAGGGGAGCGTCATTATGTTGTCTTTGATTGTTCCGCTTGGTACATCTACGTCACGGAATTCTGCTGGCGCTATCGGTGTATCGTCACCTTTGACTCGCAGACCACGAGTCTTGAAGCCACCGGGAAGGTTTGACAAAGTTCCTGCGTCCACCAACTGGCGAATAAGAGAAGTGCCAGACTTAGCAAAAGCCCCGACAAGATGGATAAGACCGAAACAATAAAAGCCAAAGCCCGGCACATATCCATAATGGACAAAGTGCGTTCTCTTTTGGAACGTTTTGTCGTCTTCTTTCCAGTTTCTGCGGATAGACAAGCACTTCCTGCTACCCTTTTCAATCGTAACAACATACGGTAAAGCAATACCAGTAGGTTCACCATCTTTTCCTTTGTGCTCGTATCCCTCTAAATCGAGGTTGACATGCATCTCCAATAATTTGTAGCGGTCATCGGTGGTAGCCCGAAAGCCCATCTTCTCGGCAATCTTCTTTTCTACCTCATCCATTGTGTTGTTGGGGTCACCCAAATCACAATCTAAGTAGAAACCCCCAACTTGCAATCTGCGGATTTCATTTTCTGTTTTCCGCATAACATGGGTAACACGTTCAGCACTTTCTAGGTTGGACGCACCGTAGGGCACAACCACGTCTTCTGCTGGAAGGAAAATAGCCGCAGGGCGCTCCATGTTGGGGTCATAGTAGACCTTCTTGAAAGCATTACCTGCTAATCCCAAGCCCCAAAGCATGCGCTCGGTCTCAGGTCTGTACTCCACCATCACATCTGTAATTTGGTAATTCATGTCGTTTTGGACACGCATTGCCGCTTCTTTTTTCTCTGGCGTTTCTTTGCCAACGATTTCAGTCTTGACTGGACCTGCCGCTGGCAGGATTTCCATAATGGTTTCGGCTTGGAACTTAACCAACGCCTCGGATAGAAGGGGGTGATAAACACCGCAAGCCCCAGCCCAAGGGTCTGTTCTATCTTCTATCTTCATGCCAAGGAGTTCTAATCCATCGACATAAGTTTGCATCCAGTCTCTGCGGGATGCTACGTCATCGTCATAGTCACCGATTAATTCTTCTACGATAGATTGGATTACATCATCATCTATGTATTCTGCGAGGTTGTCGTCAAAACCTTCTTCGCTAGGTTCTATATCAATCTCCATCCCATCCATGCTGATATGAACCGCCTCTGGGTCTTCAATCTCTATTTCAATATCGGGCGCATCTTCAAGGCTTTCTAATCCTTGGGGGGCTTGGTATAGACTTTTTTCGATTGACATATAAATCCTTAGTAGTACGCCACTTTGCGTTTAAATGGCTTTACTTCGTCTTCTCTGTCGCTGTTTAAACGCAGAAAGCCACCTTGTCGAAATCTTAGCAGAGCCTGACTGGTTGAGTCTACTAAGTCATCATGGTCGCCATTGGGGAAAGAGGCGCACTCTTCCATGACTTCATCAGCCCAGCGAACGTCAGGACACCACACCATGCCCGAATGAAACAGGTCAGATATAGCGTTTACACGGGCTATCTTATCACTGCCCTTACTTGGTGTGTACTCTGAAACAGGGATTCCCATCTGTCTCAATTCATAAATTAATGGCGCACCCGCTGCTCGTTTTTCCACAATGCAGGTATCAGGATTCCATTCTTTGTATTGGTCATACGCCTTGCGTTTTAATTCTGGGAACTCCATGCGTTCTTTGACAGCGTTTAACAAAATGATATTGGCACGGCTCTCGCCATTTTCATTGGGTAGGTAGAAAACGCCCCATGTTGTACAGGCTGAGTAATCGGCTCGGTTGTTCTTCTCAAATGCGGTATCCCAAGACTGGATGGTGTACTCGATAGGAGGAGGGGAGTCGTCCTGCCATATCTTCCAGTACTCCCGTTTGATAATCGCACCCTCTTCAGAGGTGGGA